AGCCGGTTGCTGATGAGCGGCATGGTCCCCCCGGACGTCCTGGAGGTCACCAAGGGCGTCTACGAGGGCACCCTGATCACCCCCCTCATGGTGGAGGCCATCCGCGCGACGCTGCCGAAGATCGCCAATGCTCCGCCCAGTTGGGTGCCCGACGGCAAGGCGGAGGGCCTCCCGCCCACGCCGACGATGGGCTGGGTGCCCGACGACAAGGCGGAGAGCATCCAGCCGACGATGCCGATGAAACTGAAGCCGAAAGAGGCCGAGGTGCTCGCCGCGTTCGTCACGATCGCGGAATGGTTACTCGGGCGCTGAGCCAAAAAAAACCCGCCTCACGGCGGGTTCTTTTTGCGTTCGCGCTCGACCGGGCGCTCGGGGGTCTTCCACGCGTCCTCCGGCGGCACCGGGAACACCTGGGGCACCAGGCCCCGCAGCGGCCTGGCCGGATCCCACTTGCGTCCCACCGGGGACGGCAGGATCTCCGGCGGACCGGGCGGGACATACCACTCGATCACCGGAGGCTTCGGCGTCGGCAGGGGCGGTGGGGGCTCCGGCACGTTCATGAGGCATGGTCCTGATGGCCGATCCCGTTGGGACGCTCCGGCACCGGCATCTGCATCGCCTTCTGGGCTTCCTGCCAGGTCTGGATGTTCCGGGCCGCCTGCTGGCGGAGGTCGATCATCAGATCGGCGACGCGGTCGAACTTCTGCTTGCCCAGGCATTGCAGCACGAGGTTGGCGTGCTCGAGCGAGAGGTTCCAGGTGATGTTGGGGTTTTCATTAGGCATGGGACGCCTCCAGGGCTGTTACGCGTTCGACAAGTTGCTGTATCGCCCGGAACAGGTGGGCGATCAAGGCGGCTGGGTCCAGGTGGGCGACAGGCTCGGAGTCTTCGGTCGCCTTGGTGTGGACGACCGCGTCCGGCAGGGTCTTTTCCAGTTCTTCGGCGACGAAGCCCAGCTCCGTCCGGGGCAGGTCGTAGCCGATCCAGTTATAGGCCCAGAGGCTGGTGGCACCCACCAGGGCCAGGCTGTCGATCGGCCCGGCGGGTGCGATGTTTTCCTTGAACCGGGCATCGGAACGGAACGTGTCGGCATACCAGGTGGATCCGTCGCTGTCGGTCCACGCCAGCCACCGATCCTCCATGCGCATGTCGTTGACGCGCCGATCATTATTGCCCGTGATGAGGGCCTTCTCGCCGCCATCGATCCAGGCGAAGAAGGCGCGCCCGTCCCAACGGAACGCGATCTGCTGACCGGCGAGCCGCCGGTAGATGACGCCGATGGTGGTCAGGATCGCGCCGTTCTGCGCGTTCGCCGCGTAGACATGGCCGTTGTCTGAAACGATGTTGCCGTTGGCGCTGACCTCGCCGCCCGCGCGCACGTTGACGTCCGAGACAACCCCTCCTGGGCCGTTCGTGTAGAAACCGGTGCTGGATACTGACCAGCCAGCGGACTGTAGTTGCCCCGCCGTCGACACGCCCGTGCCGGACCAGATCTGCCCGTTCGCCGACACGGTCCCGTTCGTCCAGAAGCTCGAGTCCGAGTTGATCGCGCCGTAGCAATGGAACGTTCCGTTGTTGTGCAGATAGGCCTGCGGGCTGGCCAGGCTGCCGTCGCCGTTGAAATGGCCGAAATACATCGCGCTGCCGTCGACGTAAAAACCCTTGGCGTTGCCGCCGTCCTGATACCACGCGACCACCGTGGGCGCGACACCAGCGCCCACCGAGAGCAGCCGCGCACCGTAGGCATTGAGCGTGCCCGACACCCACAGGTCAGCGTTGCCGGTCAGGCCCATGGCGCGTCCGTTGTAGGTGCCCCACCAGCGGTTGCCGTTCGAGGTGTCCCAGACGTCGGACCAGTTGCCCGCCCACTGGCGCACGCGATACTGCACGCCGTTACTGACGTAACTATAGTTGTTGAAGTCGCCCGCGTTGCCGAAATAGACCGTGGAGCTGAAGCCCGCCTGGGTGCCCCAGTGCATCCCGTTGACGCCGAGGTTCCCGGTGATCGTTCCGCCCGCGAGAGGAAGATACGCGCCCAGACGCCCTTCGGACCAACCGCGCATGGCGATGGTGCCGACCCAGGTGCCGTCGACGTAAGCATTGACCGCGCCCGCCTGGCCGTCCCAGTTGAAGGCGTGGTAGTTGCCGCCGAATGAATGATACGCGATACCGTTACCGATGATACCAACCGGGCCGTTGACGACCCCACCGCTGAGCGGAAGATAGGGCAGCGGCCCTCCGGCGTAGAGCGGCGGCTGCTCGAACGTGACCACGCCGGTCGCGCGGTTGATCTGGATCGGCGTGCCGAGATACCCGCCCGCGTCATTGAACCGGCTGATGGCGAAATTGGACCCGGCGTTGCCGCCGGTCTCGGGCTCGTTGGTGGCGATGACCATGTCCCAGCGCCAGATGTCCCCGGGGTTTCCCACGAGGAGCTGCGCGCCCATGCCCGGTGTCCGGGTCATCACCTGCGTGGCCCACTGCCCGGCGGGAGCCTCGATGCGCAGCGGACTCGCCTGGATCGTTAACGGGCCGGAAAGAGTTCCTCCGACCAAAGGCAGGAACGCGCCGGTATTGACCATGCTCCCGACGATGGTGCGGATCGCTTCGGTGAAGTTGAACTGAAGCGCCGCCATGCCCGCCGGAGTGCCGTCGTCCAACATGTTCAGCGCGGTCGTATCGAATACGAACTGACCGATCATGCTCGAGATCAGGCTCGATTGACGCCAGACGCGGTTCAGCTCCGCCGACAAAGCCGTTCCGGCTACGAAACCGACCAGCCGCGTGGTGAACGCCGGAGCCGTGTAGTCGTTCAGCGGCATCACGTTCGCCGCTGGATCTCCGGCGAATGTTTGAAACTCGTTTGCCATGTGCCCGCCCTACTTTGTGTAAATGATTTTCCCCCAGGCACCTTCGTCGAAGCCCGCGATGACGACATTGTTGATGTCGAAGCCGAACAGCGGCTCGGTGTTCACCGTGGTCTCAATGAAAGTGTAACGAACGCCCGACGCCTTGATCGGGAAGTCCTGCTCGAGCACGGCGAGCAACACCGTGGTGATCTCCGGCCCGGGGATGAGCACGTGGCAGGACATGACCTCGCCCGGCTTGTCGCCGCGATCGTCCATGACCACGCCAGGGAACACGTTGTTGAACTGCTCGATGATCTCCGGGATGGTGCCCTTCCACTGATTGGCGATCGCCTGGAGCTTGAGCACCTTCCGGTAGGTGTCGTCGTCGAGCGCCTTGATGGAGTCCCGAGCATCGTAGAGCCCTTGCCACGTTCCCTCGTCGAAGCCCGTCCTGGGCCCATCGCCGTCGTCGAAGGAAAAGAACACCCCCGTGACCGGCAGGTCGATGTAACGATCCCGGCCCAGCCACTGGCCCACCATGTCGAGCTGGACCCCGACAGCCGTATCGAGGTCGAAATCATCGGTGAGCTTTTCCAGCATGGCGAAGGCATCGGTGATCGGTCGGATCAGCGTGGCCACGGTGTTGACGAACCTGGGCCGGGTGCTGTTCCAGCTCGGGATCAACGCGATGTAGCTCTCGAACCTCATGGCGCGACGGTCACGATCACGTCGGTGACGACGCAGGTCGCGATCTCGAAGATGCTGAGCGGGATGTTGACCACGCCGAACGCGCCCGCGTCCTTCGCCACGGTCAGCGAAACGATATCGTAGCTGTCGCCCGCGACCGACAGCGCGGTGCCCTGCTGGTCGCACAGGTTGGCCGGGAGCCACAGCTTCGACCAGATGATTGACTCGCCGGAGCCCAGGCCTTCGATGTAATCGACCACGCTCTGGCTGATCATCGCGCCGATCCTCGAGGTGTATCCCATGTTGACCTTGATCGAGATGTTCACCTTGATCGTGACCGGGGTCGGAATGAAAAACCCGATGTCATGCGGCAGCAGGTAGTTGTCGTAGACGGTCTCCCGAACCGTTCCGTATGTGAAACACCCCGGCGTCTTGTGCATCAGGATGGTCTGGCAGATCTCCTGGGCGTCGCCGCCGACGACCACCATGGCGATCGAGTGCGGCGGCAGCGTGGTATCCACCTGCACCACGTTCGTGTCGTTCTCGTAAGGTTTGCAGGCGGTCACGCCATCGAGCGCCAGCACCGCGCCCGTGATGCCGCCCAGCACCGTGAGCGACGGCATCGCCGTGGACTGAGACTGGCGGAGCCGCAGCGCGGAGTCGCTCTCGACCGGCGCGCCGGTCACGGCGGGGAGGTTGTTGGTCACCGTCTGCCAGCCCCGGGTGACCGTGGCGATGCGGGTGACGGTGTGCGGCAGCGCCATGATGTCGCCGGGGTTCTCCGCGATCGCGGTCACCTCGATCAGGCCGCTCGGCGGGAACACCACGGACGGCGGCAGGATCCACTTGTTCGAGGTGCCCTCGCTCATCGCCGCGCCGTTGACGATCTCCCGCCCGGCCTCGCCGACGAGTGTCAGCAGCACGGAGGAGTGCGACGGCAGCGCCCGTGTCATGCCGTTGATCTTGACCATCGAGCTGAGCCCCACCCCCTGGGAGGTGCTCGGGCTGAACTGATTGTAGACCCGGATGCAGGCGGCGTTGTCGTCGGCCAGCGCCAGCGCGAACACCCCGATGAGCTGGCCGTCCTGGGTGTCCGGTGTCGTGACGATATCGTCACCGTAGATCACCTGGAACTGCCCGACCAGGTAGTCCCGGATCTCGTTGAACGTCGGCGCGGAAATACCGGTCTCATCGACCCAGGCCGCCGTCGGTGATGCCGGTGCGAGTGTGCCGCTCATGTCAGTAGCTCCCCGCGTTTAGCGAAACGATCGTGAACTCGGTGATATCGGTGCGCGGGCCGATCGTCAGATCCGCCGGGACCATCGTCAGGCTGGTGCCGCCCGCCGCTATGATCCCGACCTCGATCGCCCCCGCCACCGGCACCACGATACCCCGCTCCGCCGGAGCCAGCGGCATGGGCTCGGCCCGGCCCGGGACGACGGCGAACCGGTCCGGGATGACCCAGGTCTCCGCCCGCTCGATCGGCTCGAGCGGCATCGGCGTCAGCCGCCCGGGCACGGTGGCGAACCGGGGCGGCGGCTGGACCTGAACCTCTCCGCCCGGCGGCGCGTGGACGACCGTGTAGCGCGTTGGACCTGGCGTGGATTCGCGCGCCTCCACGGCACGCCTGGGAAGGGGTCTGGACGGCGTCTCCCGTGGGGCGGTCACACGACGCCGGGCGGGCTGGCGGACAGGCATGGGTGCCCGGCCCGGCACGGCGACGGACCGCTCGGCGGTGACGCGCGCGGCCATCAATACTCTCCCGCGTTGACCCGCCGGATGACGAAATTGTCGACGTTGGCCCGGGGCCCCTGGGTCAGATCGGCGGGCCGCATGAAGAGCTGCGTGGGACCGCTCCCGACCACCCCCAGCAGGTCCGCCTCCTGGCCCGGCAGGCGACGCGGCGGCAGGTCCGGCACGGTGCCCGGCAGGCGCGCCGTGCGCAGCGCGACGGCCCCATAGTCGGTGTCGATGATCATCGCCGCCTGCCACTCCCGCAGGTTGGGATCGGTGTGGCTGGCATACTGGGTGATGGCGGTGACGCGCGGCGTGTCCTCGACCCGGCTGCGCAGCATGATGTCCCGCGTCCAGCGGGTGCGCTCGCCCAGCACCTCGGTCTGCCACGGGGTGCCCTCGGTGAGGTTGGCGAACCATTGGCCATACCAGAGGTTCAGACGGGACATCACGTGCTGCGCCACCCCCTCCGGCTGGTCCCGCCACATGTCCAGCGCCGAGCTGCCGAACATCATGTCGCCGGTCTCCGGGTCCATTTTGCGGATCCGCATCGCTACTTCCCCCGGGGCTGGCGGAACACGCTGGCGATCGCCGAACGGATCGCCTTGCAGCCGACGCAGGCCTTGAACACGGGCCGCCAGGCTGGCCTGGGAGGGCTCTGGGCGGGCTTCGGCGCTGGCGTGGGTGCTCTCATGGTTTCGGCTCTCCGCTCTCGCCACCGCCCGGCTGGGTGTCTTTGTGCTTGTGGTGCTTGAGGCTGATCGTGTCGGCGTGGACGTCGCCGCCGACGACCTTGACGTCGGGTGCCACGATCTCGACCCCGCCGGGTGCCACGATGCGCACCTTGCCGCCGCTCGACAGTTCGATGAATGACGCGCCGCCGTCGGCCCGGAGCTGCACGTTGTCGCCGTGGCCGCCCCTCGACACCGCGAACGCTCCGGCGGCTCCCAGGGGGCGCTTCTGGCTGCGCAGGCCAACCGTGACGATCGCATCATTGATGTCATGCATGCGTGCATCACTGGGAGCCTGAGTCCCGCCCTGCTGGTGCCAGTTGTCGATCGATCGTTCCGAAAAGTGAATGAGACACTCGTCGCCCGGCTTGACCGGGAAGGTGAGCGTGTAGCCGCCCCCGCCCGGGAAGTGCACCGGAACGTCGTGGATCTCGTGGATGTTGGTCGGAACCTTCGTCTGGTCGAGCTGGCGGTGCATGGCCTGGATCGCGGGCTGCACCACGGCGGTCATCTTTCCGGGATCGTAAGAAACGATAATGCCCGGCATGGTGGTGTGGATCTGGGCCTGGCGGCCATCCAGGTGCGCCTCCGCGCCGACGAGCGCGTCGCCATGGCGTTGCCGTTCATCGAGCGGCCCGGGCGAATCACTCATAGGGCGGGGTCATGAAATAGAGGTGCGTCGTCCACCCCAGGTTGGTGAAGGATGGCGGCTTTTCGTCCCCCGCGTCGCTGGCGACGAAAAGCATCCCGGGGAACTTCAGATATTCATATTGCCATAACAGATCGATCCCGACGACCAACGGAATGCCGCAGACCAGCGGGTTGCCGTCCCCGTCGCCGATGTCCAGGATCCACATCCCTTCCTGCGTGAAGAACTCGCCACTGTTACGAAACTGAAACCTCATCGTATAGGGCGTGCCTCCCAAAGTGATAGGGAACCTTTGCGGAACGCTGGTCAGGGGGATTTCAAATAAAGGCATACGAGGGCCTCGCTGCGCGCGTTTCGATCTGCCCGGGTGGCAAGGCGACCCGGTGGTGCTGCGGCTTGGTTCCGGTGATCTGATCAAACATGGACGGCTTCTTGGGCTCGGGCTTCGCCTGGGGGGAATCGGTCGACTCGGTGTTGCCGGTCTTCGACGCATCGGCCATTTCGGCGCTCGACGCGTCCTGCGTCGTGGTTCGTGTCGTGACCGTTATGACTTCCTGGAAGTGCGCCTCGACGAACAGCGAATATTCCTTGGTGTGGTCCGTCGTCACGCTCAGCTCGGTGAGCACCATGTTCTCGTATTTTCGTTTCCCGGTCTGGATGGTGATCCGCTTCACGGGGGGCCCGTCCGGGGTGCCCTGGAGCGCCCGCAGCTTTTCGTAGACCTCCTGGGCCCGGGTCTCGGTGAAGGCGGCGAACGGGCTGGTGCCGCTGGTGAACGCGCCCACCAGGGCCCCGACGATGTTGGAGTTACTCCACCCGCAGCGCATGGTCAGCGTCGCTGGCATGCGGAACGCGTGGTCGCTGATCGGCGTGTTATCCGCCACAGGATGCTGGGTGACCTGCAACCGGTCGCTGTGCTGTTCCTCCATCGTTACATCTGGAATGATGTCGCCGATCGACCGGCCCTGCCGGATCCAGGCCGGGATGACATCGCCCAGCGCGGACAGCGCCGGGCCCGCGAAGGTCATTCCGGTTCCGAGAAGACCGGTCAGCGCGCCGCCGATCGGCGACCGGGTGAGAAATCCGCTCATGCCACCATCCCCGCGAATCGTCGCGCCTGGCGCTCGTGCAGGCGGTTCTGCGCCTCGGCCACCCGGGTCGCCGTCGTGTGCGGATCCGGCCCGCCCATGACGTTGATGTGCGTCGTGTTGGTCTGCTGCGGCGATGACGACTGGGGCTCCTCATTGGGGACCATCCAGGGCGTCGCCGGTCGCGAGCCGAGTGGCGGGGTCGACGGCAGCGGCGTCTTGGGCAGCTCGGGCACCTGCGTGACGGGGGCCCGCTCACCACGCTGAAGGGCCCGGCGCAGCTCGGGGTTGTAGTTGGCCCAGTTGCCGATGCCGCCGTGACGCAGCAGGTGCAGCGCCACCTGGGTCTGCTCCGCGTCGGTCGCCGCCATCGCGTTCTTCGCCTTGATATTGTAGAGCGGCGCGATCCTGTGCCAGTTGCTGTTGAGCATCTGGTAGTAGCCCTGGGCCGTGTAGCCTTTCGCCGTCGTGGGATCGAGGCCCTGGCCGCGCCCCACGTAGTTCATTACGTTCTTGCCACGGCTTTCATATTTGCGGATCAGGCCGAGCGTGTTGCGTTCCTGCGGGGTCATGCCCGCGAGGTCGGGCACCCCCAGAGCGCCGCTCCCCCCGCCGCCGCCGCCGCCACCGCCTCCACCGCCGCCACCACCGCCACCGCCTCCGCCTCCGCCGCCACCGCCGCCGGGCTCGTTGACGCCGAACCCATCCTGCGAACCAGGCCGCGCCGCGAAGGCCTCCTTGATGTAGGTGGCCAGGATGATGCCCGACTCCCGGCCAGACTCCTGGCCGATCGTGTAGGCTATCTTTTTCGCCTCCTCCGGCTTGGCCTCCTGCTTCATGTTGAAGAGGTGCTGGAACCAGTCGGGATATTCCGCCGGGCCGTGCCCGGCTCCGCCGCGCCCGGTGGTCATCCGACCGCTTTGCGTGGCCGGTGGGGTCTCCCCGGGATGGATGCGCGGGCCGCCCCGGTTCGCGGTGTTGGGCGTCGCCTGCACCGTCCCCGGAATTATGTTGCCCTCGGCGTCATACTCCGGCGGACGCGCCAACCCGCCAGGCCTGGGGCCCAGAACCTCCGGCAGGACATACTCGAGCAGACCATAGGTCGCGGCGATCAGCGCGCCGATCGGCCCGGCGGCTCGCAGCAGGGGAATGAGCGCGGTCCTGGTGACCGTCATGCCCGCGCCCGCGACCGCCGTGGCGGCCTTCTCTCCCGCCGCCTTGGCACCCCCGGCCAGCACACCGCCGAGCAGGCGCAGCAGCGTGCCGAGCCCCTTCTTCAGCAGGATCGCTTCGATGGCGTATTCAATGGTCTTCCAGCCCGCGCCGATGCCCAACGTGTGGTTGAGCATGTCCAGCAGGTATTCATTGAGGTGCATGATCCCCGTGATCATGCCGGTGATCCAGGGGTGGGCTTCCTTGAAGCCCTTGAACATATTGGCGACGTTGTCCCAGTTGATCGCCGACCCGCGCCCATCATAGAACGCGGCGTAATCGTCCAGGAGCAATATCAGCGCGGTGAACCCCGCGAGCACCAAACCCAGAGGCGACAACAGCATCTTTAGCGCGGGCCCGACCGCCATCGCGGCGAACAGCGTGCCAAAAACCTTGGGAAATTGCACTATCGTATCGAGAGCCGTGTGGGCGACCTCGACGAATTTCGTCAGGCCGGTCACCGCGACGTCGATCCAGCGGTTGAACGTATCCCGGTTGTCGATCAGGAATTTATTGAACTTCTCGAGCTGCGGCAGCATTTTCTCGAACATACCAGCGGCGAAACGTTGCTTGTATGTATCGAAGATGGTGCCCATCTTGACGAACTGCGTCGAGACGTTCGACGCCATCGCCGCCCAGTCAGCCTGCTTTTTCTTCAGCTCCGCTTCGGTTTTGACGCCCCAGATCATCTGCTGCATCAGACCGACCTCCCGCATACCTTGCCGGTATGCGGGTGACGTGATCTTGAGCATCACGTCTTCGGAGATGCCCATCATCTGGGCCCGCATCAGGGCCAGCGAATAGGCCATGCTGCCTTGCTTGTCGGCGGTGCCGCCCATGCGGCGCAACGACTCGCCCACCTGCGCCAGGCGCTCGGTGGTCTCGGTCGCGGTCACCCCCATCGAGCGCAGGAAGGCCGTCCCCGCCGGGCCCATCTTGCGCGTCCACGCGCCGAAGCTCTCGAGCCCGCCGGTCGCCTCGCTGGTCGACGCCCCCAGCATTTTCATCGCCGTCGTCGCCGACTGGATTTCTCCGACCGACGAGCCGAGACGGTTGCTCATCAGGAAGAAGCTCTCACCGGTCTCGGCGAGCGCCTTGGTCATGTAGCCGATCGACGCCGTCAGGCCGATGACCTCGGCGGCGACGCCGGACACCGACCCGGCGACCTTCTTCAATACGGAAAGGAGATTATTCTGCGACGACGCGTCAACGGCGAACTTGACCGAGACGAGGAAGTCCTGAAGGGTTTCCGACATCAGACCGGCCTGAACCCAGGTGCCTGTTTCGTCGGA